ATGAAAGGAGAAATAACTATGAATGATTTAAATAATAAATTAATTTTATCAGCTAAAGAACTTATAGAATACTTGGATATAAGTCTATATGCAACATATGATTTACTATGTACAAAAAAATATCTATCATAAAAATAGAAAAAAATATCTTATATCTATGCCGTCAGTCAAAAAGTTTTTAGAATCTTGTTAATAAGGAGGATACTATGAAAGGTTCAATAACTAAAAGAGGAACTACCTATTCCGCAATAGTTGACATTGGTAGAGATAAAAATGGTAAAAGAAAACAAAAATGGTTTAATGGATATAAAACAAAAAAAAGAAGCTCAACAATTTTTGAATAAAAAAATTGCAGAAATTGAAGCGATGATTACATATTTGCAGATAAAATTTTATTATCAACATATCTTAATAATTGGATTGAAAGATACGTTATCAATAATTTAACTAAAACTACTGCAGAAGGATATATCAGAATAATAGAAAAACATATTAATCCAAATATAGGTCATTTAGAATTGCAAAGACTCAAACCCATACATATTCAAAAATTATATGATACTAAGCTAATAGAAGGAAGACTAGACGGTAAAAGTGGATTGAATGCAAAATCAGTAATAGGTATTCATAGAGTATTAAGAAAAGCTTTGAATCAAGCTTATAAATTACAAATGATAATAAAAAAACCTACTGATTGTATTGAATACCAAAACCTAAAAGATACTATTCTAAATTACTTGCTGATGAAGATATAGATAGATTCATCAAAGCTTTTTCAGAAACAGATATATATATTCCTGTAATACTATTACTAATGCTAGGATTACGCAGGGGAGAAACTCTCGGCTTAAGGTGGCAAGATATTAATTGGAATAATTATATTATAAGTATTAGACAATCAGTATTACCTACTAAAAAAATAATAATATTTGCTTATGTAAAAACAGAATCGAGTCATAGAGATATTCCAATATCAAAACATATAATTGATATGTTAGAAGAATATAAAATAACTCAAGAAAATTATAAGAAATCTTTTGATAGAGCATATTTTGATAATGATTTAATATGTTGCAAAAAATATGGATATCCATATAATCTAGGTGCTTTTAGTCATATGTTTGAAAATATTCTACTCAAAGAAAAAATACCTAAAATCCGATTTCATGACTTAAGGCATACCAATGCAACTATAATGTTAAAAAGCAATATATCAGCTAAAATAGCCTCATCTAGATTGGGTCATGCTAATACATCAATAACTTTAGATATATTATTAGAATTACAGTTATCCAAAATAACAATATTTTGAGTGATTGTAATTCTAACATTTTTGTTCTAATTGAATTTCAGTTTCTGGTAATCCTACCCTACTTAAATAACTTGAAAACCTTTGGTTTATACTTGCCCTATATAATTTTTCAATTTGAAACATATAATTACTCTTATTATTTTTATGTAATATTGCCATATCCACATTAATCGTAAAATAATGTTTAAAATCTATTATATATTCTGGTTTCTTACCATCTATATTAATTTTAAAATAGTGGTATCTTTGTAATTTATTCGTTTTCAATTCAGAAGAAGAAACTCCCGTACACTTCATTTTTTCTTCTGTCAACTGTCCATCAACTCTAACTTCTAGGTCAGATAAGTGCTTTCCATGTCTTACATCTTCAAGATTATAGATAGGTGCTACAATCAACGATAATAAATATTGATTATTATCATACTCCTTACTACCACTTTTGATTCTTTCTTGATATTCTACTCTATTATCATAATCTTGAGTTGCATCACAATCTTGTGTAAGTACAATAACCATTGGAAATATAATTTTTGATATTTCAATTTCACCATCTACTATATGCGCATATTCTATATATTCCACATTTTGTAAAACATCCCCTTGATGTATCATTTTGTCATACTCTAGATTTACCAGAGTTATTGTTTCAAATTTCTTTTTTTCCACTATATTCCCTTCCTCTTATTACATTTCTAATTGGTTTGGAGATATCGTATTTGCATATTGAATCTTCCGAATTTTCTAAATCACTAACAACTCCAATTTTAGAATCCAAAACATCATATCTTTCACCTAAATCATAATTCATTTCTAGTTCCATTTAAAACTTCCCTCATTTCGCCTGTTATTGAATCTTCAAAAATGCTTTCTAACTTAAAATTCCAATCTTCTAATATTTGTATAACTCTATTCAGACTTTCAATTTCAAACTTATATATATCTAAATCTATAATAAATGCATCTTTGAGATTATCATTTGGAAAAAATTGATTATAGATTCCATATTGTTTTTTTAAATAATATTCATCGTATTTAATGTCAAGACTTGTAATACCTTGGGATATTTTTCCGCCTCCATAATCTTTATTTATTGATGTTAACAACTCTGGATTTATATATTTATTCCAATCTATAGTATTAATAGATTCATTTTGAAATAAATTAATATATCTCAATCCTATTCTTCCAACTATTGATTTTTCAGAAAAGCTAAAAATATTCGTTATAAATTCAATGTTTTCTTTTAAATCATTAAAATTAATATAATTATTGGTTTCATATACAATAGATTTATTCCTAATTATTAACTTTGATTTTCTATCCAATTTATAAAAAATATAATGTTTTTCTTTTATTTCTTCTTTATTTACATCACTCTTTTGAAAATTAACAGTAATGTTAGTTCCAATGTTATTTGTAGGTTCAAAAATAGGAAAGTTTTTTGTTATTTTCTCCAATTTTGATGGATCTATAATTTCATCATCAATTTCATTCATTTCTTTAATAAAATCAATTCTAAATACAACCTTCTTTAAAAAATTTTTTTTATATTTCATATTATTTCCCCTTTCAAAATATAATAATATATATTATTCATAAAAATATTTTCTGCTTTAAAATTTACAATTAAATTTTAAAAATCACTATATTCATACTATTTCAATACTAATATAAATTATACTACATCGCAAAAACAATTACAAATTAATTTACAAATTATTGAAAAATAAGCATAATTTTATTAGTAAATTTGAATAATTACTTTACTGTATTATTAGATTTCAATTACAAAGTTAGAAAAATGTTAGAAATCTATATAAAAATAAAGAAAAGCAGTTACAAGGAAATTCCTGTAACTGCTTTATTTTACTGGTGGGAATGATCGGAATCGAACCGATACGGGTTTTAACACCCGCAGGATTTTAAGTCCTGTATTTTATACTTATTTTAAATAGATACAGATACATTTTTGAATTTCTGTGGTAATTATTGTGGTAATTCGTATAAAGTGTATTATATGCTTGACAAATAAAAATAAAGTGGTATAATTTGTAAAAGATATAAAGGAGATTTTATGAAAAAATTAAATTATATAGTATTAATTACTTTATTGATATTACTATTTGGAATTTCTATTGTGTCAAATCCAATTTACCATGAAAACAAAAATTATCCGCTTGAGTATAATAATCCTAGCGAGAACCTAAGTTTAATTGAATATAATGCTAAATATGAAAATGAAAGTTATATCATAAATGGTAAAATAAAAAATAATATAGCTAAAGAATACGATTATATACAAATAGTTTTCAATTTATATAATAAAGATAATAAAATAATTGGAACAGCAGTATCTAACTTAAATAATATAGATTCTTATGAAAAGTTAACATTTAAGATAGAAAATAATATTAATAATATTGAAAGATGTGAATTGAAAGAAATAACAGGATTTTAGTAATAAGAAAGGTAGAGGAATTATCCCCTACCTTTTTTATATTCTCTTATTTTGTTATTTAATCTGTTATACTCTTTTGTGTTATTCCGTTCTGCTTCATTAATCTGGTGATGACACTGTTCGCATACAAGTGAACTTTGCTCTATTGTTGTTTTATGAGTGTGTTCCCATTTTGAAATGTGATGTAATGTAAGTTCTTGCCGAGTGAATTTCTTTTGACATACCATACAAGTACAACCATAAATTTTAAATAATTGTTCTTTTACTCTTTTTCTGTTAGGATCATTTCTTTTTGACATAGAAATCACTCCTCTCAAATTATTGATTAGATTTAATATTATAAATGGCAACTGAAAATACAGTTATGACTTTCTGTAACAAGTCTAGAGGCATTTTCATTATCCTATCGAGTAATTTTACGTATCAGTAGCTAAATTGTTTTAAACTTGTTGTAGAGAAAGGGAATTTTTTATATTACCTTATATTTTCAAACAATAGTCTAAACATACCCAACCGCTTGGAGTTCTACCCCAATTATTAGATATTTGTAGTACATCAAATACTGTTCCATTTATATATGGTTTAGTTATTTCATTTCTTTCTTTTATTCTAAAATTAGTTCCAGCACCAGTTCTAACATTTATACCATCTGGTGTATTTACTTTGTATCTACCTAATGTATAATTTTGTTTAGATGCTTGTCCAACCAATATTCTATAATTAGCACTATCATAAGTTCCTATTATATTTGGTATTCCCATAAATGTAGCAGGATTTAACACTCTAATAAATGTTCCATTAGCATTGTATTCTCTAATTTCAAGGTGCGTATGTGGACCAGTTGAATATCCTGTTGAACCCATTACACCAATTATAGTAGCTGGATTAACTCTTTGCCCTGCAAAACATTTTATTTCACTCATATGTGCTAAAAATACTTTTTTATATCCATTGTTTGTAATATCAAATTTAATAGATACATATAATCCAAAACCTTGTTTTTTATTATTAATGTTTTCCCAACCTGCATATGATACAATACCATCTACAATTGAATACATATTTGGCATCTCAGAGTTACCCATATCAATTCCTTGATGATAACCTTGTGCATATGCACTATCCTTTATTCCATAAGGGTATGTTACTTTAAATTTACCTTCAAAAGGTAGTTTTGTTATATAACTCATTTTTCTCTCCTATTCTTCCATTTCTGGAGCTATGTCATCCATTGTTTCTATTATTTCTTTCTCATCATTCATAAAAATTACCTCCTATAAGTATATACGAAAATTTTACTTGTTTGTAAAGTAGAGTTTCTAATAAAAATGAAAAAAACTTAAAATATCATCCTTTTAAAATCAATTTTAAGCCATTATTTTTATATAAGGTGTATTATTTTATATCTGTATTATCTTTTTTGCTAAAATAAAATGCCATTATCATGATTACCAAATCTTTATATTCTGGTTCTACTATTTTTAAAAACACCATAACTGTATAAGCCAATACAACTGTTAGTGATAGTATAGTTTTTAAATCAATTAATTTTGCTAATTTTTCTTTCACTTAAATCACTCCCTTTCTTTTTCTAAGAAGAATATTCTTTTTTCGTGGTCATTGATTTTTTCATCATGTCCTTTTATTTCTTGTTTACTTTCCGCAACTATTCCATTTATGTTTTCCATAGTTGAATTTAATTTTGTTATTGATGTATTTAATTTTATTATAGGAGTTATTATTGCTATAAGTCCTCCTATAAACGATATTAAAAATATTATTTGTGAACTTTCCATATTGTCCTCCTATAAATAAGCACTTACTGCTTTTATTTCGGTTCTTGACTGATTTCCAACTAAGTTTATACTTGAACAATCACCAGTAACAACACTAACATTAAGAAATAACGGTGTTTTAACAGTTAAGTTTAGTGGCTTTTCTCTATAAAATTGTGATAAAGTAGCTATATTGTAGGTTGCGTTTTGATATCCGTTTAATCCTACAAAACAAGTTAACCCATTATCTCCCTTTGTATTATTTGCTGTAGATAGTGTTACATTTCCTCTAACCAGACTAACATTTACTTTAGATACTACCGCAAGATTACCAGCAATTACAAATTTCCATGAACCTATATGTCCTGTAAAAATATAAAAATTATAATATGTGCCTATTACTGGATTATTTTGGTAAACTTCAGTGTCTGATGTTAGTAATATTGTCCATTTATCTGGATTCATCTGAAAACCATAGGGACATTTCACCATGCTGTAATATACATTTGTTATTGGATTGTTTGTTAATATAAAATCTGTTCCACAATATATTAGCATTGTTGTACTTGTTATATCATGTATAATTCCTTGCTTATGTAAAGTTAAATCTGTTATTTCCTGCGCTGTTTGATTATCGTATTTTGCTTTTATTGTTTGTTCATCTAAAACATAACCATTTATAAAATAAATATCATCCATTTGACCATTCATAAAATATAAGTCAGAACCACTATAATTAGCACATCCAATTCTAATATAGTTAGTAGCACCATAAACTGGATTTAACGAATAACCGCTACCTTCTAGTTTTCCGTCAAGATAAATTTGTGCGTAATTATTATTATAAGTGAATACTACATAATGCCAGTTGTTATCTGTCACAGTTGTTGTTCCGCTAATTTCTGAAACTATTCCTGCACCAGTATTATTACCTATAAGAAAATTTAATTTACCATCCGCTCTTATTTCACAAACAAATCCAGCAATATTTGTATTAATTGAATAACTTTGAAACAAAAATTTTCTAGCCCCTGTAGCATTTGTTTTAAACCACATTCCAATAGTAAATGCTCCTGTAGGTTTTAATAAAGTATTATCAGTTAAGACTATCTTACTTGTAGTTCCATTAAATATTGCACCATTACCAAATTTACCTGCAGAATATGTTATTGCTGTATCTGTTCCATTGAAACTCCCTAACTGTGAACTACTATTTGCATCTAAATTCCATACTCCTGTTAAAGCTTGAATTTGTTCGTATTTAATTTTTTGTCCTTTTGCATTTGTATTTCTTAAATCAACCGATGTGTTCACTGTTGCCATTGGACCATCAACACCGACATGTGTTAATATTGCGGGCATATTTATCCAACCCAAATTCAATTTGTTTTCATGTTCAAATAATGCTACATCCATTTTATTTAGATTTACATTATTTACTGGTGTATTACCATTTTTACCATTTTGCCAATTTATCCTTGTGTACATTTGATCATCTCCTTTTATAAATAAGCACTTACTGCTTTAATAATTATTCCACCTCTATTGCCCATATAATATATATTAGTTACATTTGATGCGTTAGCTTTTGCTATTAAATAATGAGGTGTTTTAGCAGATAATTCGATAAGAAAAGTTTTTGTTAACGATAAAAGCGCTCCTGTTACACCATTTACAGCTATACAACTTTCACTTTTTTGATTTGTTTCAGCTGTAGGAGATGTAGATAGTCCTATAACTGTATCTGTATTTGATGAATTTCCACTTGTTACAAATAAATCTACAAAATAACTAACATTCCACAATCCCGCTCCAATAGGCAGTGAAATAGAACCAACGTTATAGTATTGATTTACATTGGGATTTTGTTGTGAAACAGTAGTAATAGATACTAGACCTATACTCCATTTATCTAAATTACGTTGAAATCCTAAAGGAATCGACATATGTGAATAATAAACATTTGTTATTGTTCCTGTTCCTGCTATCGCATAATCTGTACCTAAAAATAGTGTTAATGTAGTAGCTGATTTTCCATGTACTATTGCATATTTAATCGTTCCATCATTTGTATATTTTAATCTGTCACCTAATTCAATAACTTCAGTTAAATCAATAGATGTTGTTACTATTGCTTGTTTTACTGTAGAATCATAAGTCGAAAGTGTAAACGTCGCTTCTAATAAATTCCAACCATCCAATCTTCTTGAATAATCAATTGCTTGTTTTGTTTTTAATGGTGTCATTTTTTTTATATTATCTATTCCTTCTTCTGATTCAGTTTGATTTGCTATAACTAATTTATTCTCTATATCGTTTAGAGCTGATGATAATATTGGTGTGCCTTCTATAATTACGTTATCAGCATCATCTTGAATTTCATATTCCTTTATAGTACCTGTTGTCATATCTTTTAAAAGAATTTTTTTAGAATTAACCAATTCTCTGTCTTGCCATATCATAACTTAAATTCCCCCTTTGTACTTTGGATAAGTTGCTAAAATTGGATATGTATTTGAATTTGGATACGTATTTTTATTTGTAAGTTCAATTTTTCCGGGATATAAGTCATCACTTGGATATAAGTCATTACTTGGATATAGTAGATAATATAATTCATTACTTATATTAGTTATTGCTTGTCCCCATTTATTTAAATCAATATAATTCATAGAGGTAATATTATAATAATTTTTATAATCATAATAAATATTTTGTAAATCTGTTAAATATTTTAATTTGTCTTCTATCCATTTACTATCTTCCGCATAAAAAAAATCACCATTATTTTTTATAGGGGAATCAGTTAACTCTATACCATATAAATTCAAATATAAATTTTTTATTTCTGTTATTATTTCGTTTAAATTTACATAAGTAACTTTATTGCCAGATTCCCAATCTGTTTTAATCATAATGTCAAGCCCCCTTTAAAGTCAACGTATAATGTAAACTGCCAGCATAACTTATATCTATACCTGTAACTATTGCATTTCTAACAACTTGTACATCATTTACAAATATATTTGTATCAATTTGTACTGTATCGCCTAATTGATATGTACAAGTATCTTGTATTTCTACTCTATATTCAAATTGTTTGTTTATATTATTTACTATCCAATTAAATATAGTTGTTGCCATTGATTGACTATCTATACTTTCATTATCAATTTTTTGTTCATCTATACCATCAATATCTACTATGTATTTAAAACTTGATGATTTGATTTCTACTACATTTGCATTTATTCTTACAGTTACATTTGTTATATTATTATCTATATCAGTAACTTGATGTAATGCTTTATTATCCATAAAATAAGGATAAAACTGTGCTTCTACACCACTTATTTTTAAATATGCTGTATATGGTCCTGCGGTATGTTCTTTTGCATAATCAAAACTTATTACATCAGGTTTTTTCCATATATCATAATCTAATTTAAAAACTTCAATTGGCGTTGTTGTGGCAACTGGATAATATGTTTTAACAATTATAGAAGAAGGTTTATCTATTTTAGTTATATCTGGTGTGTCCCACATATCTTCAAGTGTAATATTTGATATAGGTGTTTCACTTTCACTTATTCTAGTTACTAAAACATCGTTATCAATTGTTTCTATTATATTACCCCTAACTGCAGTTGCTATTTTTCTTAAACCATCAGTTAAACTTATATCTTCTGCATATTGTGTTCTAATTGTAACAGCTTCACTTTCAATTATGTTATCTACGCTCATATGTGAATTATTTATATAATGTCCATAACTTTCCAATAAAAATTTTGCTGTTTGTTTTTCATAATAATTAGAATCAAATATTTTATTGTTAAATGTACTCAATCTTCCATAACCAGTCAAACTTACTTCTAAAGGATTTTTCTCTTTTTTAGGTTTTCCTAGTATATATTCATCTATTTTACAAAATACTGGTATTTTATTTATTATTGGTCCTAATTCTAATGCTACTCTACTTGATTTATTTAAGTTTGCTAATCCTCCTTGAGGATTAAATATATTATAATCACCATTAATATCTTGAACTGTAAAATTAATTTGTTTACTTGAAATACTATCATTAAGTAAATCGATTTCTTTATTACCATTAATAGATACAATGTCTTTATCAGTATAAATTAACATTTTTCCAAAATATAAATCTGTTATTTTTGCTCTAGCATTTGGTATCGACCATTTTTTGATTATTATTTTTAAACTACTTCCCATGTCCATGCTAAATGGTATGTTGGCTAATACATATGTCATTTCAGTATTTCCAACTATATTATAAGTAATAGGATCTGGTGGCGGTTCTCCAATTGGATCATTACTATATTGTTCAAATATAATGTCAAAGTCTACTGCATATTCATTTCTAATTTTAGAAAATACTATATTAAAATCAGATATTGCACCTTTTCCATATTTCCATTGTAAATATGGATATTCAGAAAAAACTCCATAGTTATTAGATAAAACAGAACTATACCAACCTATTTCATTATGTTGTGCTGTTTTTGATAATAAACTAATGCTACCATCTAACTTTAATCCATCATTTTCAAATATTCCATATTTTGCAGTTTCGTTTGTTATACAATTATTTATTTGCCTAATCCAGTATTCTTCGCTACCTTTTAATATTGCATATTCATTATCTATTAAATATGGTTCAATTGAATTAGATATAAATCCGAAATTAGTTATTTCTGGAGAATTTAATATATTTAAGCGAGCAGATACTTCTTGTGTATTTTTTCTCATCGCATTAACAAATTCTTGTCCCATATTAATCATAATATCTGCCCCCTTATTAAAACTCTATAAAACTTAACGAAAAATTTAAATATTCTGCTTTATCGTTTAAAAATTTCCATATCTCTGGATTTCTATCATTAGCATAAAATGTTCCAGTCTTAATAGCCTTTTCTTCACTATCATAATATTTTAGATTAACTTCATCTAATCCATTGTTATCACATAAAACTAAAAGTGTTTGCATTTCATCTTCTGTTAAATAAGCCCAAGTACATTCAATTTTTCTTTTCTTTCCTTTTACTTTTTGCTTTAAAGTGGCATTAGCAGAATTTCTACTTGCTTCTTTTATATACATAATACTAGGTTTAAATTTTGAAGGAGTTTTAAATATCGTATTGTTTATTTCTAATAATTCCATTTAAAACTACCCCCTTTGCAAGATAGGTTTATAACCTAATCTTATTGCCTCTTCGTTATAATCTTGTATTGTTGCTTTTGCCATGCTCTTACCATTAACTATAAAATCAACATTTGAGTTACCATTTGAATTTTTATTAGAATTACCTTGTGTAGATAATGCTCTCATAAATCCTCTATATGACGCTTCTTCAATGCCTGCTTCTATTTGTCCATTATTTGCAACTGCTGTTTTGCCGTTACTAAATTTTCCTACTAACTCACTATGATTTGCATAGAATAAACCATCTTCTCCGTTTGGAAAACCACCATTTTTATATGATTGAACTGGTGCAATAAAAGGAATATATCCAAATTTGAAAGATATTTGACTAAATGAAGTTCCTGCAAGAGAATTTATTCCTGCAATTACAGCATTAAAAGGTAATAAAGCAAATTCGACCATTTTATTTATAGCCCATAAAGCACCATTCATAATTCCAATTAATCCATTACCAATTATTATAAAAAAATTCTTTACGATAACTCCTACATTTTTAAATATAGTTCCAACTGAATCGGCAAATCTGCCTAAAAATTCTTTTATGCTATCCCAATGTTTCATAATTGCCATAGCACCTATTCCTAAAACTCCTACTACCAAAGCAATTAAAGCTGGAATACCACCAAATACTAAAAATATACCACCTGCTACTATCATTAAACCAGTAAGCATATCACTAATTGATTTTATTTCTTTATTATAACTATCCGCATTGAAAAAATCTTTTGCAGATTCAAATAATTTAAATGCTCCATATACAATCATTGCTAAACCAGCCATTTTTGCTAAACCCGAAATTAGACTTCCGTTAGTCAAAGCAGTACCTAAATTACCAATCCAACTAATAAATTCTAGTGTTTTTATAATACCAATTGCTACACCAATACCTATTAAAATGTCTCTAATTTTTTCTAAATTACTACCATCAAAATTTTCCATAGTGAAAGTAACTTCTCCAGTTTCTTTATTTACATTTTTTGTAAAACCTAACCATTGCATTATCTTATCTCTTATTCCAGTTGCTTTCATTTGTACACTACTCATTAAATTGTCATATTCAGACATTGCATTTAATAAAGCTGGACTAACTGAACCACTACCTGCTGAAACACTATCATTTGAACTTGTATCTTCTTGCAATAAATTTAATTCATCAAATCCTTGTAAGTTATCTTTTAATTTTTTAGAACTTTCGTTAGCACTATCTAAATCACTTGCTACACCACTTGTAACTTTACTTACGCCAGTTGTTCCAGTATAACCTGTAAAAGTACCTAACCATACAAATACTTCTTTTAATGCCATTACAAAAGCGTTTATATATGGTAGTACAGCTCCAAAAACGCCCATAAAAGTATTTGCCATTGCTCTACCTAATTCTGCCAATTGTTCTTTTAAAATTTTAAGCTGATTTGCAGGACTTTCTATTGTCCTTGCAAAATCTCCTTGTGCATTTCCAGCTTGTCTTATTACAGCTATATATCTTAATATAACCTTTTCTGCCTGTGTCATATTTCTAACACTTTCAGTTATTCCAAGTCCTTCTGCAATTGGTCTTAAAGATGCTTCTGTAATATCAATACCAACACTTCTTAATGGCTCAGCTTGTCCAGCCATACCAGCCTTAAGTTTTGTATTAGCATCTTCAACTGATATATTGTATAAAGATGATATATCATATCCAAGTTTAGAAAAGTTTTCCGATAACATGTATGCTTGTTTATCTGCAACACCCATACTTGTTGCCATCTGCATAAATAAACCTTGATACTTTAACATATCTGATATATTTGTGCCAAATGCTTCATGTATTTGATTTTGAAAACTCATTGCTTTATCGTAATAACTTCCCATTGAAACTGTAAATAAATTTAAATTTTCTGTATAATCTATACTTTCTTGTGCTATATTTTTAACAGTAGCGTATGCACCTTTTAAAGTAGCGTATAAAGCTGTTACTCTTGCTATTGTAGATGTTGATATATTTGCTAGTTTCTTTGTTTCATTTTGCGCTTTTATAACTCCATTTACTACTTTTTGACTACCTTGAACTACTGTATTTATATTTGTAGTTGTATTTACATTATTTAAGTTATTAAACGCACTTGTTGTTATTCCTTTTAATTCTGCTATTTTTCCTATTAATCTGTCTAGTGAAGAAATGGTGTCATCTGCCTGAGATTTTATTTTTATTTCTAAATTATCTACTTCGTATGCCATTATTTACCACTCTCCTTTTGATTATTACTAAGTATATCTGTTATTTCCATTGCTCTTTTTCTTATTTTATCTTCATTTTCTTTTCTCATTTTTGCAATTTTTTCTTCTCTTGTCATTTTGCTTTCTTCTTCAATTTTATCTATATCAATTGGTTGCATATATTCTATTGGCTTTTCTTTACTAAATGAATTATGAATTACTGTAGAAAGAGCAGAATAGTTATATAAACCTGTCAAATATGCTAACTGATTATCACGATAATTTTGATTTTTTTGTTTTTGTATAAAAGTTAAACGGTACGACCACATTAAAGCTGGATCTTCATTCCAAAACTCCTTTGCTGTCATACCGTATAAAAGAGCAGTAGGAAGTAAAATATCTTCATAATAATCTGATTCTTCGTTTTTTACTGTTTCGCTTCTTGCGTTTTCTCTGCTTTCTTGGCTCTCTCTATTTCTAGCCAACTTATTTTCTTTGTCGCATCTGCGTTCATAGTAAAACCCCTTTCAGCGATTACCCCCATAGCTTCTGCTAATGTTTTGAAACCACCAAATTCTTCTTCTGCTTTATCCATTAAGAGCATTGCGTCTTTTTTTGTCATTGGATGATTTGTCTTTATGAAAACATAAAACATATCTTCAACCGCTTCTATTGATTTTGCTACTGTGATTGCATTAGAATCCATATTTAATTCTTTTAGTACATTTCTATTTACAGTGAAAACATACTCTTTTCCATCTATTTCTATTGGAAATTTATTCATTTATTTTACCCCCTACATTCTTTTAAATTTTTATACTGATGGTGTCTCTATCATTTCATCTACTTCTGCTTTTGTTTTCCATGCAGTTGCAGTTGCAATTATGTTTAATACACCTTTTACAGCATTACCCGGTCCACCTATTTCAGTGTTATATGTACTTGCTTGTCCAGTTATTACATAACCAGATCCATCTTGATATATAACTAAAAAGTCATGTGGAACTCCATCACATACTGAATTTGCTAAAATTCTGTTTGCTTGTGTATAATTGTAATTGAAATTTTGTACTGGTATTTCTGGTCTATCTGGTATTGACTGTTTCTTTTTGCTTTTTAAAGTTGTAACATCAATAACACCTGCATCTGATCCTTCTGCTGGTGCAGAAGTAACTTCCATAAGTTCACTAAAATTTGTTGCTGGTGCTATTTTTTTATAAAGCATTGTTCCAATATCAGAAATTGCTATAATTTCTTCCATTTAATTTTCCCCCTTATATTTTTATAAAATAAAAGCAACAAGTAAGATTTTCTTACAAGTTGCTCATTTTTAAGCTCTTTATTTATTTATTTCTATAAATAATTGCTTTGTCCTTATCGAACAAACAAGTGTATCTTAAAAATATTCTCAATATATCACTATCTAAATTTGGTATTGGTCTATCAGTTATTCTGTTCATACCATATTTGGTAAACATTATTTCATCAACTAATTTTCTTAATTCTTTAGCTACTATATTTTTAGGTACTGTTTGTCCATTTATTTCTTTTGTTTTCACATATATATTTATCTCAAAAGTTATGTTAAATTTTTGTTCGCCTTTGTGTAAATTTTCACTTGCAAATGTGCTTTCAGGTCTTGGTATAATTGCTAATGGAAATATATTATATTCAGAAGGTACATCCTTAAAAATATTTGGAGAATATATTGAATGTGCAATAAAATGTTCTTTTATATCATTGTATATTTGTTCATATAATTTGTCATCATCCATATTATTTTATCTCCTTTAATATTTTGCTAACTGTATCTGGTGCAATTGCTCTTAACCTTTTTGCAGTTTCCCACATAAATGGTTGACTTGCATTACCTTTAGTCCATCCCCAAGTCTGTCCACTTTTGTCTTTTTTTCTAATATATCTTGCATCAGTTGTTGGAAACCACCAACCTTTTTCACCATGTTCATTTACATCATATACCCAACCTTGCAATGCAGGATGTGGATTTTCACTTCCAACTATTCCTACACCAAATTCAGCATAAGTTGCATCATCTTCATTGTTGAAAATTCTACCATTATCACCATTAACTTCACCATTAGTTCCGTTTATTGCTCCATCAGTATTTTCACCAAGAACCATAGCATTAGCATTACCTTTCGCCATTACCACACCATCGTAGACAAGTCTAGAAACGATTTTAGGTTGTGCTTGTATAAGTTTGTCCCTATACTTAATAACTTCCGCTAGCGACCTTTGGAAGCCTGTAGCTGATATATCTGTTTCAATTTGTTTCATAGGTATCACCTACTTGCTATTTAATCTTTCAAAATAAACTAATATTTTCTTGTTTTGTTTTAATACTGCTTGTACTCTATAATTAGCTTTTGAACCATTTATTAATTCCCCAGTTGGATTTATTCCATCTAAATAGACTTTATCAAATTCACTAAATATATTATTAAATTTATCTTTGTCTACAAATGCTTTTTGAATTTGTAATATTCTTGCACCATACATTTGTATATCACTATCACCACTTGCTGGTTGATGGTTTATTTCATACGGAATTGGTGCGCTATAAGTTGCTATCTCATTACCTTCATAATCACGTGTAGAACTCGTTTTTTTTGCTAAATATATTGTTTTAAGCCATTGTTGAGGTGTAGCCATTATTTTGGTACACCTGCCTTTGACACTATCATTCCTCTTAATGTAGGTGATATTATTGACATTGCTTGATCGTATGAAATTGACAATCCATTTTCACTATAACTTGACATACCTTCATTTCCATATTTGTTGTAGAGTTCTTTTGCACACATTGTTACCCAAGATAAATACTCTGTTGAAACTTCTGTTGGTTTTGGATTAACAAAAGGATATTTAATCAATATAAATAAATCCTTTGCTTCTTTCAATTTTAAGTTTAATAGATCATCTTTTGTTGTATCTGTTTTATTTCCAAATACTTCTAGTCTCATTTCTTCAATTGGTGTCATTTATATCACCTACTTTCTTAAGTTATTTTATTAAACTGATGGAACTAATGTTTCATCTTCTTTAGATATTATTCTAGCTATTGCTACTGCTTTGTCACTAATATATTTCTTATCTTCACCAGTTTTACCGTTATTTACTAATTCCCAGTTAGCACCAAGTTTTAATTCATCTTCTGTTGGAGATAATTTAGCCATAGTATTTTTAGTAAATGAAATTCCTTGTGGTTTGTATATTTTTCTTTGTCTTGAATACAATGTATCTTTTCCACCATTAGTTTTTGGATCTCTTGACATTTCATAAGGAACTTTAACTCCACAGTCTGTTTCAACTATTGCACCAACACCTAAAACATATGTAGTATATTTTCCTGTTGCTTCATCATAAGGCATATCGTCATCAACTATTACTAATCTACCATTCCATGTACCTAATTGTAAATCTCTTTGTATTCCATCGGCATCTGTATATTTTAAGTTAGCTATCAAGTTTAGATTTTCTAAATTTGTAGAAACTGTTGAGTGCATTAAAGCTAAAGCAAATATTTTTTTGTTATCTCCACATGCTTTTTGAATTGCACTATTTAAAGTTGTTTGTCCAACTTTACAAGCATCGCCTTCTAATGCTGATATATCATATGTATGTTTTGTAGCGAAATCGCCTGTCATATTGAAGATACCTTCAAGTATTGCTAATATTGTATCTTGATCTACACCTTCCCAATATTCAGCTATTTGTTGAGCTACACTATCCATAAAGTCAACTCCACCTGTAATTTCATATGAGAAGTCTTTTTCAGTCCAAGCATCTGCTCTACCTACAACTACAACTCCTTGTGAATAAGTTTCACTTGTATTTGCAGTTATATCTGTATCACCATCATAGTTTTTAGTTGATTTTCCTATTCTTCCTTTGAATGGTATTGTTGCATAATTACCACCTGTTTGTTCATCAAACATAGAGGCTATGCTCTGGTCTGATACTATTGCTTTTGATCTTATTAATTCTAATCTTTTTGTACTTGGTATTGTTTTTACATATGAACCAAATACTTCGCCATTAAATATTTTGCTATCGAATTGTGTCATTTTAATCTCTCCTTTTTATTATTCTGCTTGTGATAATTCTTTATATTTTGTAGGATCTGTCTGATAAATTTTCATTTTTTCTGTATAAGTCATTTTATTAAATGTTTCTTTAGTAAGGACAGTTGATGGTGGAATACCTTGCCCATCTGGTCTTGGAGTTCCATTAAGTAAGTCAGCTTGTATTTTCTTTTCTAAATTTTCTTTAGTTTTAGACAATGTATTTGCTAAATTAGTTGCTGTCTTTATTGTTACATCTAAATTTTCTGAGACTATTCCATCAAGTAAATTATCTAATTCATCTCCAGCTTTTAATCCTGCATTAATAAGAATTTCTTTTGCATCAAGTCTATTTGACTTTTTTGCATATTCACTTTTAGTTTTTTCAGCATCTTTTAATGTTTTCTGATTTTTTTCTTGATCTGTTAATTGAGAATTTTTAGTATTTTCAATTTCTGCATCAAGTTCAGTAACTCTAGATTCTGCTGTTTTAGCTCTATCTGACATTTGATTATATTTATCTTTTGGCACATAAAAAGTAGGAACTACTTTATTTATTGCTTCGACTTTATCGGAGTTGTCATCTCCTAATATTTCTAATAATTTTTCTTTGAAATCCATTATGATTTCCTCCTTTACACTTACGTTTTATACTGGTCGTACCAGTAATTGTGTATTTACTTATATACCAAAGTAAAAATGGTATTTTATAAAAATAAAGCAGTATAGAGATTGATACTCTAATACTGCTTCTTTTTAAGCATTTTATATATTTTCAACACTAGGTATTTTATTAGTTTCTGATGTTTTAACTATATTTCCTTGTGCTATTTGATCTACTAATAAAGCATTAAAATTATTTATTTTATCACTTCTATTGATTTTCCAAAAATTTTCTCCATACATAGCTTTTGCTTTTGTATATGCTTCGTGTGGATCACTAAATAATCCACATATTGTAAATGCTGTTTCAGGTTCAACTTGTGCTTCAAACATATTTAACAATCCTTGTGCTTTAACAAGTAAATTATCTGATTTATTTCTAGTAAATTTTGCATCTATATCTTTTATTCTTAAATTTTTAATTCCTGAACTCTCAACTTTTTTAGATATTGTTAATACTATTTTAAGTGTTTCTTTTTCTGATTTGATAAACGCAAGTTCATCTTGCTTTGCTCTCATATCTGCCATTGTCCAGCCTTCACCTAATAGTCTTGCTTGTCCTGTATCTCCGCCACTTGCTTTATCGCTATTCTTTGGTACTCCGCAAATAGTTAAAGCATTATTAAGTAATCTATCATAAAATATTTTTGTTTCAGAATGAGAAAGTTTTGCAGTAAGTAATTTAACATCTGCTGGTTTATTAGGATCACTTGTATTTATTTCAACACCACCGAGTGCAAGTAATGATTTAAAATCTTCTGCATCTACTTCTTGGTTTATAAATACAAGTAATGCTTGAACAAATTGTTGTATATCATCCATATCATTAGAAGATATATTATTTAAAGCATCTAATGTAGTTATTACAAGTTCTACCAATCCTATTCTTGATGGATTAAGCGGATATTCTATAATTGGAATTGAACCTAATATGTGTGGTGTTGGCTCACCAATAGAGATTATATTTCTAGGTTGTTTAAAAAAGTTATTTATTTTACTTTCAAATGTATAAAATTGGTTATCAGTATAAATACTAAATTTTCTTTTCCATTCTCTTGTAACTAAATCTCTATAATCAAAATATGTTCCGCCAAATAATTTTTCGTGTTCAAAATTACTTGAATAGACTATAAATGTTGCTCTAGGATCTAACGTATATAATTCAAATGGTGCATCATCTTCTTCGTTTTTCTTATCGTTTAATACCATTCTATATCCTTGTCCAGCAATATACATCCATTCTGCTAAATCTTTATCTTTTGTTGGTTTATCTTCTGCCAACATATGCTCATTTAATTTTGATATTTCATTAGTAGAAGTATCTCCTCTTTGAACATATTGTATTGGTTCTCCAAATACATATCCTTTTTTAAATTCAACTATTTGAAAAGCATTATTTTCTAAAACTTTATTATTTATGTCAGGTCTAACTATTTTTGTTTTCTTTAAAATAGGTTGCACACCTTTGTAATAACTATATAAATAATCTATATTTCTTTTGTTTTCCAAATGTTCTATAAAAATATCCTCAAGTATTAATTTTATTATATTTTTATCCATTTGTTTAGGAGTATAATTTGCATATAACACTTTTCTACCACTAAATGAACTTGGTTCTAATATACTTTTTAAAAAATCATTATATGTTGTAATTGTTGTAGATTGTGTTGTATCAGTTGTATCTGCCATACTTTCCTCCTTGTAGAAACAAAAACAAGCAACCTAGTATTTTAAACTAGATTGCTCATTCTTAAGCTATTATTTTAATGGTTAAATTATGTTCTATTAACTATATACGAATTTTAAAGTCGTTTGTCAAGTAAAAATGCGAAAATTTATTTAAAACATAGTGAATTTATTTTAAAAACATATTTTTGATCTGTCTATTCCTTTTGCTTTATTAACTTTTCCTTTTCCTAAAATTATTTCAGTTGTAAATAATGCCAGACTATCTGGAGCATCATCATGTCTATTTGCATAATCAAATGAATAGACTGTAAATTGTTCCATGAACTTACCATAATCGCTATTTTTAGTAAAATTATTTTTGTTTTTAAATAATATTGACCTTTTTATTATTCCTCTTTGATCTTTTATTCTTTGCTCTTTTTTTATCGTATTATATTTTTCTACTATTTCACATGTTACATAACCTTTTGCTTTTAATCTATCTTCTAACAATGTTTTTAAAGATACGTCAATGTTATTCTCTACTGAAAATAATATTATATTATGTTGTATTATTTTATCTACTATTTCATCATATAAATCTGTCATAGGTTTTTGCTTAAATAAGACATCTATCATATAAAAATCGTTATCTTTTTTCTTACATATTGGCATAGATACAAAATCTTTACCTTTTCTTGCAGGATCTAGCACCGCAAAACAATATTCTGGACATAATTGATTACCCATTTCATCTCTTGGTAATTCATCATAGTGTCTTAACTCTTCATATGCAAACTCAAGTCCAGTTGGAGCAATAGGTGTTTGTTGATATACACAACTAAATTCAAAAGCATCCATTGTATCTCTTAATTTTATTGCTTCTTTTGTTGAAGTTACATATTCACATGTACTTTTATCATTTTCATCTAATAATGGAACTCTAATAAATACAGCACTACCATCCTCAGTTTCCATAGCATATTTAAATTGTTTACTAGGTATTAATTTAGTATATTTTTCTGCATCTTCTCTTATTTTATTAAGTAAATCATTGGGCGACCACATTGTGCCTAAAAATACAAATTTTGTATTATTTGTATCTTTTCTGTTAAACCAAACTGTATTCCATTTGGTATATAACTGTTTATGTAAACTGTCATTAGTAGCCTCTGTTTGATCTTTAATCATATCATCAAATATAATTGCTGTTTTTGCTCTAACACCAGTTACAGCACCATCTCTTGTCCTAGAATATAGTGAAGTCAATGTATCAGTATTTTTAATTTTCCAATCTGATACTTTTTCAACATCAAATGGTTTTCCATTAAATACTTTAAAATTTGGAAATATATCTGCAAATCTTTCGCTCGCTACCAAATCTTGTACACTTCTACTAAAAGATAATACGAGTTCATCTGAATAGGATAATCTTAAAATAGATCCATCACTATTTCTACCTAAAGCCCAAGCAGTATAATAGTTTACTGTGAATGATTTACCCATAGATGGAGCATAACTAGCACATATAGTCTGTAATTTATTATCAAACATACTCTTATTTAAATAGAAAATAAATGGTTTTAAAACACTTATACGAGTTGGTAATATTGGATTTGGTCTATTAAATTCCATATATTCAATAAAATGTTCAAATGAAGTTCTACTTGCAAGAGCTAATACATTTTGATATAATAAAAATGCTTTTTGTGATATTTTTTCATCTGCATTGTGAATAATATATTCTAAAACTGGTAATAACTCAATTATTACTGTTCTGCCTACTTCTTGCTGAGTCACTATATTATTATCTTGTCCAACATTACAAGAATATCTTTCTAATAGAAGTTGATATGCTAGATCAAGAACATCTACTTTAGATAAATAATCTAAATTTTTATTATATTTAATTTGTTTAATACAATCATAAATTATTTTTTTCTTTTCTTCTTTTTCTCTTTCTAATTCAACATTTTTATTCACATTTTGCACTTATATCACCACAATCTATTTTTTTTCTTCTTTTTCTGTTTTATCTTTTTTATCATCATTTTTTTCAGTTATTTTTTCTTTTTTTTCAAGCAATTCTTTGATTTGATTTTCTAACTCAATAATTTTTAAATCTTTTGATGATAATGCTTTTTCTACTTTTTCCTCATCAAGTATTTTTTCGATACTAACAAGTTTTGCACATCCACTTTTAATTATTTCTTTTCCTCTTTCAATGTCTTTTGTTAATTCGGTATTTGCTTTTACCCTTTTTTCTGTCTTTGTGTCATCAAATGTTGTAGTTACCATAATTTTCATAATTTCTTTTTTTAAATCTTCCATAATAATCCCCTTTTCTTTTAAAAATTTATATAAAAAAGAACATAGATTGAAATTTCTCCCAAACTATGCTCCATTTTAAGCTATTTTATCTTGTTTTAACTCTCTAAAAAATTTATCCAATCATATTCATTTGATTTTTCTTCAAATTTATATTTATTTGGTATTTCATTAAATATTTTTTTTAAATCTATATTACTCAATTCCATATTTAATATATATCCATTCTTTCCATCTTCAATTTGCTCAATTGCACTTGAAAAGTTAGTTGTTATACATGGTGTACCTACTTGCAATGCCTCATATATACTATAACAAAATGCTTCAGTATCACTTAATTGAACTAAATAGTCTTTTTCTGCTACTATTGGCAATATATTTAAATTAGGTTCGTGAAATTTAACTTCACTATATTTGCTTAACTCATTTATTATAAGTTCTGCATATAAACTATGATTGTTTGAAGTATATATATCCCAAGTGAATTTTTTCCCAGAATCTTTAAACTTTTTAACCATTTTAATTATTCTGTACCAACCTTTTTCACTCGTTAGTCTAGAACACGTAATAAAATGTAATGTATCGCTTTTGTTTGTCTTTTGAATCTGCTTTATATCATCATCTAGTAAATTATATATAACTGTATAATCTTTGCCATACAATCTTTTAAATGCTTGTCCGTGCTTCTTTACCTACTGCTACATAATGAGTTACCCTTTTAAATGGTTTATAAGTCCAATCAAATTTTATTTTCATTTCTTCGTAATTACTATGTATCATTGTTATATACTTATTTGATAATACATTTAACGTAATATCTATTCCCCAAGCACAAGCACACAATAAATAGTCTGATATATATTTTTTATTAATATCAAATACTTCAACTTTTTCAACATATTTACTGCATCTAACAATTTGATCTATATCTTTGCCTGTTGCTACAACTATACTTATTTTATAATGTTTACTCATTCTTTTACAAAAATTATAGATACAAGTTTCAACTCCGACCGTATTTTAGCAAATTCGCTCATATATATTATTATACTTTTTTTATCAATCTTTTTAATCATAACTTTTTTCCCAATATTCTGGACTTCTCGACCAATAACAATCATTCTCGTTAGCAAGTAAAAAATCATATCTTAATAAATACTTATATGTCCTTTTTCTTTTTTCATCAGCCCAGCCAATTTGTAATTCTTCGTTTTTATTCATACTATTTCTAAATTCTAATATATATTTTAAAGCTAATCTTAATGCTTCTAGTCCGCATTTGCCAGTTTGCCTTTTATCATATTTCTTACTTTTACATAAAAACCATCTATTATTGCTTTTTCTATTTTTACCAATACATATACCTACTGAATATATTTTAAAACTACCTAAATGTGGACTGTCTGGAGTATGTTTACTTATTGTTATAGATAATACTTGCCCATTTGATAGTTTTTCGTGATGTCTTATCATATTCTTTCTTTTAGTACAATTTTCCATATAAATCACCTGTTAAAATTTTACTGCTATTTCTTTATTCTTTTTATCTAAAAAAATTTCTTGTAATGCAAATGTTGCTGGTAATAATTGCATTCTTAAAGCATAATCTCCATAATCCAACCAACTTGTAGCTGTTATTACCGTGAATGGTTTAAATGTTATTTTATTGTTATGTGTATCTATTACCATTTTACTCGGTCTACTCAATACTGGTTTATGTGTATGTCCTGTAATTAAACAATCTAGTCCATCTATTACATAGCCAAACCTTTCATTTCTATTAACTGCTCCACCTGTGTATATTCCCCCACCAGATCCGTGCATAACTCCTAATGTATATGTTTGTCTGTCACTATTTCTTTTACCTAATTGTATTTTTACAAAAGCCATATTAGGTCTATACTTGTCCTCTATGTCTAATTTGCAACATACATCATATAGTGGACTATCATCTGCATCTTTTAAACTTCTATTTTCATGATTTCCACTAACAATACATAATATTTTGTCTTTAATTGGTGCTAATTCTTTTGCTAACCATTGTTTTTGCTCGCTAGGTCTTATGTCAGTATAACAATTTGATACGCTACTTTTTAATGCGTTATTTATCATATCACCTGCTATAACTACATAACTATTTTTTTCTTTTAATAATCTGTTTTTAAATTCTGCCCATTTTTCACTCATAAATCCTTCAGTACCATAATGCAAATCAGATAATGGATAAATCTTAATGTTATCATTAAATGAATAAACTAAAATATCAAAGTCTTTTTTCATATATTCCCCTTTATATATTTGGTGTGCAAGGTGAGAGTCGAACTCACAAAACTACGATTTTAAGTCGCATATGTATGCCAATTCCATCACAAGCACATTGGCGGAAAAGTGAGGTGTCGACCCCCATATCTTTCAATACCACTAGTTTTCAAGACTAGGTTACAAGCCGTTGTAATTACTCTTCCAAATTTGGCGGAAAACTGTGTACTTGAAACACATACCTTTCGATACAATCTGTTTAGCAAACAGTTACATAAACCTTTATGTTTAGTTTTCCATATATACCCCTATCGTTTGATAGGGCAAAAGTTCATACCATAGGATTTTACTTACAACTTAGATGGCATAGGTTTATGGAATCGAACCATAGACAATAGTTTTGGAGACTATTGTTTTACCACTAAACTAAACCCACATATAGACCAGTAGCCCTAAGGTTATACTGGTACACTGGCAGTGCTTATTTATTTCTCCTAGCACTAATGGATATGTATATAAATCGACCATATACAGGAGGCGATACAATTTTTAAATTACCTTAACGTTTTAGGTGGTTTGTACATACCATTTTTTTGGTCGGCTAGGCGGTACTCTAGCATTTCCTACATATCTCTATGGGCGGTTACTACCACTTTAACCCTCTTAACCAAATTAGTTTAGGAATAGTATTTCTACTATTAAGACATTTCGGTCTAGGCTAATGTTACTTATCTCTCTATGGATTACATAGCATTAACAATTTACTGTTGTTGGCTGTAACCCTTATGCACCCAAGACAACCTAATACATTTAAATGCAATGCTATGCTACCAACTTATTTATAATTTAAGTAGAGCCAAGTTCTCTACACGGACTAAGTTTTTTATCTCTTTCGAGTTGCAGGTTATCAATAAACCGTAATTTAATACGTTAAAACCCGAAACTTGTTACTCCCCAATCCGAAGATTGTCTGGGCAGTTTGTTGGCTGTTTGTCCCCCAATATGGTTATTACCCCATAAAACTCATTTAACTTTATCGAGATAAGGCACCAACTTATTTTTAATATATACGGTTATTGCTTACAATACCGTTGGCTCTATATACCACTGGTATACGAAAAATATATAATTAGAGTGTAATAAACCCCTATACTACCGAACATCCTATTATGGATGCACAGACGGATTTGAACCAGTGTTTCTCTAATTATTGCATATGTAGGTATAGGACTTCCACCTATACACGATACTATTCGCCTGCACCCAGCCCGCATACACGCCACACAAGGTAAGTATCTTAGCACAACTTTAAGTGTCTTATTCCACCACTACATATTACTAGATTTCTCTAGTTTAATTAAAAGTCTATATTTTACTTTGTGCTTTATGTATCAAAAGTTTTATATTTCCTTGTACTCCATAATATTTAAATTTAATTAACGCTACTGGATATCTAATCCAAAATTTTAATTTTTCAATAAAATTTAACTTATCATAGCTCATATAAGATTTACTTTCTTTTAAAAAGCCTCTCCACATATTATTCACCACTCTTTCAACTTGTCCATTACAACTATGTTTCGTATTTGTAATGTGTTTGTTATTTTAGTTTGTCCTTGCTATCTATTTTGCTACATTCTTTTAACATTTCTATTAATTGATTTGGTGTGTATTTTCTCAAGAATTTATCTATTTCTTCTTCAAATTCTGTAATAGACATTTCTTCAAAACTTTGTTCTTTTCCTTTATTAACAGCTTTATCAAAAGTTTCTATCCAATCTTGATACATACTATCACACCCTATCTATATTAAATTCACTTCTATGTATTTTATATATCAATCTATTAATTAATACTTCTGTATCTTTTACTTCTTTAACTGTGTTCTTTTTAGCATATAATCTATTTGCACTATTCATTACTCTATATAACTTCTTCATATGTCTTATGAAATATATCTGGTTTACATGGATAAAATTCTCCATTCACACCTTTTATTATATAATCTCCATAACTCGCTTCCATATTACCCTCTAAAGTAGGTATTATAAGTTTATTTTGACTAGGATATGTTTCGTGATGTATTGTTATAAAGTTATCTATTTCTATAAAATTATGTCCTAACCACTGTATTGCTTCAATTTCTACTGGTTTCTTTACATATTTCATATTTACACCTCATTCTTTATCTAGATTTTTTAAATATTTCTTTCTTAACCTTTTTCTTTCAAGTAGTATAGTAGTTCTATTTAATTTATGATAGTTAAACTCTGCTTGTTTTGTTCTTGGATATATTTCATCGTACGTACTTTCTTGAATGTTACCTCGCATAAGCATACCTCTATTTTTTACTGTTTATTGCCCTATTTTCTATATCTTCTAGTCTTTTTAATCCTTTTTCATTTGTTGGTATTCCTACCATTTTAACTAAAAAGTTTTTTTCTAATTCTAATGCTATTTCAATTTTTCTCGCTAATTCTGGTGTTATTTTATTTGTTGTTAAATTAGTTGATAAATGTTCATAGTGCATTGCTTGTCCATCACTTAATCCTAATTCATTCATTTTATCTACTAAATATTGCTGTGTTTTACCTTTTTTATTTAATATTAGTTTAATATAACTACCAACTGTTATCATTACTCTTTACCCTTTTTAATCATATCTATTTCACTTGCTAATATTCCTACTATTGCAAATAACAATGATAAAAGTAATTGTCCACTTAATAAATTACCTAAACAACAAAAGAAACATATTGTACTTAATAAAATCATATACTAATCCTCCTAATTATCTAAACAGCCTATTAATGCTCCTATTGTTATACCAAGCCATGCTATAACTCCGCCTAGTTCACAAAATATCATTTTAACTATTCCCCAAACCATTGTCGTTACTTCAAAATTGTTCTTTATTCCACTGATTAATTCTATTAATCCACCTGCAAATAAAACTACTATCCCTACATATGCACCTAGTCCAATTCCTATTATTGCTATTATTAACCCTATTAATTTAAACATCTAATTCACCTCATTTTTATTGCACTTGATTGTTCATTTATATATTTATTAAAATCTACTTCATTTATAGGTTTGAATCCTCTATATTGTTCTAATTTACAACCTGTATTAGCAAAATCATCTTGTAATTTGATAAATTGCTCTGCATCAATTAAAGTGTCTCTAACTATTCTTCCAAGTTTATCTCTCATACAATCCATATTAACCACCTAGTTTGTCCTTGTTTATTTCTAGTAAAATTTTGTTATTCCACGTTAATTGTATTACTATTGCTTGTAATGCTAATGTGCTTAATGACTTTGTATCATTACCTAATTCAGCCATTAGATCTTCATATCTAGATACATCCTCTTTCATTAAATTACTTAATCTTTCATACATACTTTTAATCATAATTTTTACACCAACCTTTTTATCTCTCACTTACTATATACGAATTTTTTATCATTTTGTAAAGTAAATTTTACTAAATTCAATGCTTTTTATTTAAATTTGTTTCTTTATTAACCCCTTTTTTTATTTTTTAGTGCCTTATAGTCATATTTATTTTAGACATGAAAATAACACATATTCTTTTTAAACTAAAATATGTGTTTCTTTTATGTTCTTAAATACCTTTTAAATTAGTCTGTGCTTGTCTACGGCTATTTATATTATTAATTAGTAAACTTACTTTACTATATAGATATAATGTCTCTAAATCTCTTACAGACACTTATAAACTCTTTTATCTTTTTTGATACGTGTAAAGGGGTAACTCGCCCTGTATGTATTTATCTGTATAGGGGTGGGGTATAGCAAAACATATGTTCTATTATATATTATCGATTGCGCATAATTTATATTTTGTGAACTATAACTATGTAAACTAAACTATTAATATACATTGATATAATCATATTTATTATAATAATATCACTATTTATATATAATACTTTTCACAGATACACCTATATTATATACTATATTTATAAACGTATGTTCTATTGTTTACATAAAATGTAAAGGTTTTTTCCTTTACACCTCTATATAATATAAAGTAATATAATAATACTGTATTGTAATACTATATAATAATATATATATATAATACTAAACTGATATAATAATATATATAATATATAGATCTAATTAATAATATAATATAGATATAATATACTATTAGTTATTAATATATAATAATATAATGCGTGCGTGTATATATAATATAATATATAAATAGTATAACTTATTAACTGATTAATTATTATATTTATATAATTAATAGTTTAATATAATAGATCCATTAATAGATCATAGGACAAACTATATATATTATAATAATATTATAAATATATAAAATATATTGCATATTTTAACATTATTTTTATATAAACTATTGACATTATTGACAATAAGGTGTATAATATAGATAGTTAAAGAGAGGAAGTTTTAAAAATGGTTAAGTATACATTAAAATTAAAAGTTAAAATAAAAGATGACAAAGGTTGGCAATATAAATTAATAAGTAAAACAATTAGAACAGAAAGAGACAATTTCGGACATATACCAAGCTATGAAAATATTAAAGACACTATGGAATCATTAAAAAATAAATATGATCTATACAATGATGATGTAGACTATTTTTCAATAATAAATGTAATTGATATATAGATAAGATTTAAATAGTATAATAAATAATTAAAAGAAAGGAGTTGAAACAATGTCTAAACTAACAGCAAGAAAACAGTATCTAGCATCTGGCAATCGTATTATATCAGCTTATCAAGTACTACTACAAAAAATAGCAACAGAAAACGCTGGTTTCAATGAAAATGATGAACTAAATATACAATATTTCAAAAATAAGATAGTAATAACAAAAAAAACATAAAATATTGCATAAAATCAAAGAAATTTTGATAAAACTATTGACATTATGTATCATAAGTGATATAATATTAATGTAATAAATAATAGATCAAAACATTGGAGGTGTTATAAATGAAAGAAGTTAAACAAATTAATAATTGGATAATAAAAGAAAATGGAATGGGTTTATATTGTATATATTCACCACTTAAAAAATGTATGGAAGATAACCTAACACTTGAACAGGCTGAAAGCTTTTGTAAAGAAAATTTAGATTATATATCAAAAAGAAATAAATAAAAAATTGACCTTGTGAATGTCCGCAAAAACAAAATCACAAGATCACCAAAAATACAATAACAAAATCAAACAATATATTTGAAAGTGTTATGTTTTTATTATAACATAAAAAATATCACTTTTCAAGTATTAAAATTAAAAATAATTGAAAGGTGGTTTTTTATATGAGAAAAAACAATAAAAGAAGATTAATAAAGAGTATTAAAAATACAATAACATTTATATTTATAGCTGTATGTTTTATAATAGTAGCAAGTTTTGACACAGTGCCAGCAGATAATACAAATATGATAAAACAAGCACAAAATCAAAGACAGATCAATATTGAAAGTCAAAGGGGGTTGTAATAATGATATACGCATATTTAAAAAATAAGAATGTTATATATATATTTAAAAATTTAAAACAGTTAAAAATATCAGCTAATTACTTAAAAAACATTGACAATCAAGCAAAATTTTACAATACAAAAGAAGATAGAAAAAACATTGTAAATTTTTGTATAAAAAACTTAATACATTTTATTGATGTTAAAATTGGGGATAAATATGATAAATATAATTTTGCAATACCAGACATTGAAAAGCAATATATAATTAAGACATTTATATATTAAGGAGGATTAAAATAATGGATATAAAAAAATTAGAAATAGGAACAAATATAATATTTAAAGGTATTGACAAAGAATATACAGGATATATAATACAAAATCAAGTTAAAAATAATAGAATTATTGCAAAAAATATAAGCGGATTATGGAACGTAAATTATTTAGATATAACACAAGTTGAAATATATGATCAAGAATTAGCAGAAAGCTATTTTATAAAAGTAAATGAAGGGTTAAAAGGTGAATAAAATGGAAAATGTTAAAATATTAAATGTATTGCCTAAAGGTTGGATATATTTAGATAATCAAACAAACATAAACGGAATACGTTACGAATGGGCTAGCAATAACAAATCAAGATTCAGCGGAGAATATAAACACGCACTAATTAAAATGTAAAGGAGAGTTAAAAATGATAAATTTAGAAGAAATAAAAATAGGATACAAAGAAAAGCCAAGACTAAATTATAGTGGTAATGCTTATGAAGGTTTAAACTATAAAAGCAATTTAGAAATAAAAGACATTGCAAAATTAATAAAACAACAGTTAAAACTAAAATATCCAAGTGCTGATTTTAGTATTACTAAAGAATCATATTCAGGTGGACAAAGTTTGCATATTTATTATATGAAAGATACAAAATCACCATATAAAACAATTGAAAATATAATAAAAGATGATGCAGATAATTTATATTATTATTGTTTTACAGCAGAAGAAAAACAAAACAGATTAAATTATTTGAAAAACAAAATTGATAATTTAGACTATTCAGACATCAATCATTATCATATAAAAGATGATTATATGTTAACTGATTACGCAAAGAAAATATTAACATATGCAAAGGATCTTGCAAATAGTTTTAACTATGATGACAGCGACAGTCAAACGGATTATTTTAGCACAAATTTTTATTTAAGTTTATATGTTGGCAAATGGAATAAAAAGTTTGAAATTATAAAATAGGAGGATTAAAAAAATGAAAAATAATAAAATAAAAAAAATATATTTTAATAATATAATTGAATTATGTAACACTTTATGTGATAAATTTAATGTAAACACTTATAAATTATTCAAATATTTTGGACTTGATGCAATTAGAATAGATAATAAATTAATAACAATTGAATATGACTATAAAATTAAAAAATATTATATAATGGAGGTATAAAAAATGGATGTTAAAAAATATAGTATAATGTATAATATTGGTACAATTAAATATTTAGTAAATTATTATGATGGGATTAAAAAGCATAATGATGGTAGTCGTTTTTATGACATAGCAATTTTTAAAAATAAGAAATTATTAAATAAATTTATTGAAAATTTACAAAAAAATAATTATATAATGGAGGTGTAATTATGGGATTTACGCAAAATATTGATATTATATATTCAAAAAGACAGCGACAACAAATTGAAAAGCAACGAGAACGAGAAAAAAAAGAAGAAATAAAAAACTATAAAAGAGACTTGAAATTGTCTCTTTTAACAGATTTAGAAAACGAATTTATAAAACTATTTGAAATAAAAGGCAGTCAATCAATTTATTATTTTTATGATTTAGAAAATAGAAGAAATATAATAAATTTAATTGGATCATCAGAAGAAGGAAAAAAATACATTGATAATAATTACTATAAAATATTGAATAAAATATATAAACAATTTCAGAATCACGAGAAAGCAAAACAAATAAACAATATAAAATATCAGCAAAATACATCAGATCAAAAAACGAAAAATAAAAGTATTATAATTATATTATATATTTTAAACATAATTAAAAAATTAATATATTTTGTAATTGGATTCATAATATTTATATTAGCTGTAATATTTGGACTTGCTACAAAAAGTAAATAAAAAAAGTAAAAAGAGGTTAAAAAAACCTCTTTTTTATATCTATTTTATTATTGCATATTTTTATATATATTTAGTTAAAAAATAACGTTTTATATGCCATTTTAAAGAATTTATTTTGATTAGGTGTATAGTTTTATGTCTTGAAAATACAGTTGTTTAAAATCAATTGTAGTAATAGAACTATTGTTCTATATTTTTTATGTTTTTTGTAATTTTTTAAAATATGCACGAAAATTTACATATGTGCAAATGTGCGCACTTCTTCTGGCACTTTTTCTAAACTTTTTCTGATTCATCATTCAAACTATTTATACAAGTTTGCATAAACTTTTTCAATGTAACTCTCTTTTCTTTTGGTAAATCCTTTTCAATATTACTTTTAGCTATTTGAAATGCTTGATAGCCTATTTCAATTGCATCTTTAACTAATAACTTATCATAATTTATTACTAATTGATCATTTGTTTTATTAGCAGTTAAAACTACATTTTTATTTATTTTCATATTCATTCTCCTTTATATTTCGTCACAACTGTTTTGATGACATTCAGTACATAAACATATAATTATTTTTTCATCATTTATTTCAAATTGATATGGTTCATAAGTTACTTTTCCAATATTTTTATTACAACTTTCACATATATGTTCTTCATCTAAATTTTCTTCTTTATATTTCATATATTATAACCCCATTCCTTTCATTTCTTTTTGTGCAAGTGTTATAACTTCTTCTGTCTCTTTTAAACGTTTCGTATATTCAAGTATAAAACTTATATATTCTTGTTTTGTATTTGGTCGCCAATATCCTTTATGTTCACTAGAAGATAGAATTATATATTTTTTTCTTAAAACCGCTAATGCTTTTCTAAAATCTTCTTCTTTACATATTTTAGATATTCTCATTATGCTTTCTTTACTTATCGAATTTTCTTTTCCAAATGATATTAAGTTTATATCTATATTTTTTTCCATATATTCTATTCCTCTACTACTCTATAATCTTGTTTATTTAAGTTAATACTTGCATTTTTACCTTGTGTTATATTCCACAATTTTTTTCTTGCCTCATCTATATTTATGTTATCTGTATGTATAATTACTTGTGGTGCCACTTGTTCTATTAATCCTAATGTTGTTTTTCCTCTAAATATTGTTGTTATTTCTTTTAATTCACCTTTTTGAGACAATGTTAAATTTGTATCTACAAAATAATCTGTTATTGCTTGCATTACTTCACGCCTTGTTGGATCATCAGATTGTTCATATGCTTTAAATGTTGATGTGGTAAATCCTGCAAATCTGCAAAAACTTTCTTTTGAAGGAATAAATTTTGTATATTTATTTGCTTCACTTATTAATTTTTGATATGCTTCAAATACTAAATACATTTCTTCACTTGAATATTTAGGTGGTTGTCCCAAATAATATTTGGGTTGTTTAATTAAATTCATAATTTCTAAAGAAGAATAACCAATATTTTCATTATCTGCTATAAATCTATTGTCAATCACTTCTTTTAATTCATCTGAAAATTCTTGTAATCTTGTTTCAAGATAACTAGGTAAATCTTTATTTGCTTTATCAATTAAATCTTGTTTTGCTTGTGCTAATAATTCATTATCTTTAATTATTTTTTCTTGACCTTTTTCTATTTTTTCTAATTCTTCAGTTGTCTTTTTAGTTTTACTCATTTTAAAATACCTCTGATAACTATATACGAAAAATAAGTGTATTTGTAAAGTAGAATCATATAAATTTATTAAAATTCATATGATTTTATATATTTACTCATCTCCTAACTTTTCTCCACAATTAAAACAATAATTTATTTTAAATATGTTATATAATTGTTTCATGCATTTACATTCATCATTTTCTAAAGATACATTTAATAATTTATCATCAGTAATATACATTTTGCTATTATCACCTAAATTTACATCAACACAAAATTTATCTTTTTTTATTTTACTTTTTTCACAATATTCACACATATTTTATACCTCCAAACCTTTTAAATCTTCTACTTTTAATACATCTTCACACTCTATATTTACAGGTAAATTATTGCTACGGTATTTTATTTTAATTTTATTTCCTTTTAACAAACTAAAATGTGTTAAATATTTAATATTCATTTCTTTAAAAAGTATTTTAAATGCTTTTTCATCCATCTTAATTACCCTCCAATATCTTTAATATTTCTTGTGCATAATGTCTTCTATACATATCTCCACTATAACCATTTTCTGTTTTACTATCCCTTTTCAACTTCTCTTTTAATGTATCTACTAGACTTGCTTTTTCTGTTCCCCATACATAATCTGGTATGGATTCAGATATATCTAAATCATCAATTATAGATTCCATATCCAAATAATAATTATCGCCATGAAATAACATATGTTCAGGATAATTTTTAACATATTCTTCATATGTAAATTTTATAGCTTCCTCATATTTTTGTTTTTCTGAGCAGTTATCACAAAGTATTCTGTAATTTTCTGTTTCCACTCCACATTTTTCACAGTGATATTGTTTACAACAAATAATTGCTGAGTATTCTATATTATGAATTTTGCCACAATTTTCGCATTGAAAAGCTTCTACACTTACTCTTTTCATATTTAATTCATCTCCTTTGCTTTATTTTCAAACTCAATAATTATTTCTTTAGCTTCAAAACAACCTATATAATTTAATGTTCCTGCTAATTGTTCTGCCATTAGTTCTATTACTTTATCTTTATTATCATTATCTACAAGTAATGTTTCTAATGCTTTTATACTTTCTAAATCATATTTGTTACCATTAGTTTTATAATCATCTTGTAAATCTATAATTATCTCATTTATCCTTGTTTTCATTTCTTTTATATCCATATAATTCACTCCCAACCTAATTCTTTTATCTGTTGTTGTATTGCTTGTAATAATTCAAATGTAAACATAAAATCAATATAATTCCATAACATATTATTTAATCTTTTTGTTGTATGTAATAGTTTTGTACTATCATTAAAATTCAATTCTTCTAACCAAGTTCCATCAAATTTAACATATCTATAGCAAAACTCTACTTCATTCCCACACATATCAGTAGGTTTTTCAAATCTATATCCTAATTTTTCAAACATTTCTTTTGCACTCATATAATTCACTCCTTAATTAAATAACTTTTTATTTCTTGATATTTTTCTTTTATATAACCGTACGCTCCATTATCCTTTGTGGTTATTCTTATTTTTGTACCATCTAAATAATTAATATTTATAATATCTCCACAACAATAATCTAAATAAATATATTTTATATTTTCTAAGCTAATAATATTATTATAAATTTCAATATATTTCAACAAATTCACTCCTTAACTCCAAATACTATATTTTTATCACTTGGTAAATACCTATCTTCAGCTACATTATAACCATAATAATTATAAATTCCTTGTTTATTTGTTTCTTGTATCCACCCCTGCTTTAAGCTTTCTTTTATCCACCATTTAGGCATTATCAAATCTATTTCTTTATTTGCCATTTTAATCCTCTTTTCTACTCTCAACGAGTAATTCTACTACTTGTCCAATTCAATGCCTGTACACTTGTTATATACACTTATAGGTACATTTAAACTCTTAACTTGCTTTCTAAAATCTTCTTGCATATACTTTAACTCTTTAATTGCATCTTCAATACTTGCATATTCGTTTTTCTCTATTAAGTCTTTCTTATGTTTTTCTAATAATTTTTGTAATGCAGATTCTACATTTGGAAAATATCCTAAATCTGTTATAGTTTCATTTCCTACTTTTGTTTTTTCTCTTTGCTTATCACTTAATTTATCATACTTTTCTTGTGTCATTATTACTCTTTCTTTTAAAATTATATTTAATTTATCTGCATCTATAAAATATTTTTCATTTATTTGTATCATTATTCATTACCTCCAATATCTTTAAATTATTTGTTTTATATTTATGTCTTAAATTATTATATTTTTCTCTTGTTTCTCTACTTAAACAGCCACAGCTTTGTGTCATTCCAGTTCTTAAATGCCCTCCTTTTACTTCTGTAATATTTCCACAATCACATATACATTTCCATATTACTTCTCTATTATATCTTTTTCCAGTATCTTCCAATATTAATAATCTACCTATTCTAATTCCTTCCATATTTTTAATCATCTTAATTACCTTCCAATATCTTTAAAATGCTTTTTATATATTCTCTTTTAGCATTTAATTTATGTATTGTAGTTTGATAAGAATGTCTATAAAAGTCGCTTGGTGTATTTCTTCTCATTTCTTCATAATGTTTAACTTGTTCTGTGTATTCTTTATAATCTGTTTTCAAACCACTTATTAATGTATCTACTAGACTTGCTTGTTGTAATAGTATATCTATTGCTGCAAATGTTTCTTCATAAGGTTTTACATATAATCCACATTTTTTTACTTTTTTAAAATGTTCAACTGCTTCTTCTTTATTCATATTTACCCCTCCAACTTATCTCTTTTACTAATTTCAGATTTTAAATAATTTTGCACTTCAACATCTATATCTATTGGTGAATTAGCCAAGTAAATATTGCCATATCTATAAATCTGTATTGCAGTTGCTAATGGTATATCACATATAAACTGGTCCTCATTAATGACATTAAAATTAACTTCATTTTTAAAACAAAGTACCAAGTTATCATGTTCACATTGCGGGTCAAACAACATCATCTGTTTTATTTTGATACTCATACTACTCACCAACCTCCAATTTATCTATTAATTCAGCTATATATTTAATTTTTATATTAATTTCAAATAATTCATTTTCATATTTTGCTTTTTCTAATATGTCTTCTAAATCGGTGTTTTTGTATTTTAAAAATTCTAACTTATTAAGCAAATCTGCTTTTATATCAAATAATTTTAAACCTTCTTCTGACAAAAACTCTTCCATACTACTCACCAACCTTACATTAAATCTTCTTTATTAAAACTTGCTTTTTCGATTTGTTCTGATGAAAAACACATTATGTAATCATCACAATAAATTTCATCATCTTTTACTTCGTCAACTTGGTATATATAACCAAATATACTTTTAACCCACATTCCTTTTTCTATATTCATAATTTAACCTCCCTAATTTCAATTATAAATTCTCTTATAAACCTATTTGCGTATTCTTGACTTATCATACTTCTTTCGGTTTTATTACTTGTATTTGCTATTGTTTTAATTTCATTCATTGTACCAGCTTCAAATATTAAGTTATATTGTGGACTACAATTTATAAACCAATATTGTGTTGGTTTTCTAAAATAATCTCCTCTTATTGTTCTATCACTATCTAACATTGTATATGGTATACACCAATATTTAACTAGGTAATGTGTTGTACTATGTGGGTTTTCTATTATTAGTTGTATATTTTTTCTTACACATATAATTGCTAATTTCGTTATTAAGTTATATAATTCGGTAAGTTCTTTTTGTAGCTTTAAATCATATTCAAGTTTTTGTTCTAAACTCCAATTTTTCATTTGCCATTGTGTACCTCTAAAAGCCATTTGAATTTGGTCTTCAAATCTTACACAAGGGAAAAATGCAATTATAGTATCTTCTTTAGTCATATTGCTAAATATACTAGTTTGTTGTAAATATTCCTTTTCTATTTCGTTAAATAAATCAATAACAAAATCAGTTTCATTAAATTCATTTTGTATATCATAATCAAAAGCTAGATAACCCAATTTTAAAAATTGATTTTTAAATGTTCCACTTTGTTCAAATAAACAATGGTATTTCATTTTAACCTCCTACATCTATCATTGTGTCAAAATCTTTATCGTTATATTTTCTTTGATTATAATTTTGATAGTCTTTTTTCTTTTCTTGTTTTACATTTTGTTTTTGATTCAGATACCCTTCAAATTTATTACTAAATAATGTCTCTGGTCTTAAAAACTTTTCAAATTCTGTGCCTGTCCATTCTGTAACTTTATTATCAATTACTTTTTTAAAATCTTCTACTGTATATTTTTCATTTAATCTAGCTTGTATTAATTCCCTATTTTTTTTACTACTACTTTTATAATTACTATCTATTTTATTATTTAAATACTCTATAATTATATTTATATCTCTATTTATATTTTCATTTTCAATATGGTTTTCATATGGTTTACCATATGGTTTTACATATGCTTTCTTTTTTTCTTCTTTAGGTCTACCACCTTTAGAGCCATTTTTTCTTCTACTTTCAGTATATTCAGCCCTTTTTATTATCTCTTGTTCTAGTCTTTCATTATAATAATTCTTATCATCATCAGTAATATATTTTGATTTCAATTCTTGTGTTAAATCATTAAATGCTAAACCTAGAGATAAGCATATGGTTTTTTCACTTAAATGTCCTTTTTGATGTTGCATACACATTAATGTTATATACTGTCCTCGTTCTTCCATAGTTAAATCCATACAACCAGTTAAAAAGTCTGAACTATAAAATAAGAATGCTGGATCATTCATGTCAATTTTCTCCTCTCTTATAAAATAGGGGAACGTTACAATTCTATGCTAGTTCCCCATGTTGCTATTATTTTGTTAAAAATTTCCAGTTATTTTATATAATATATCTTGTATAACATAGTATTGTATATTATTTAATACTATTATTGAGTTCACTACTATCCAAGTACACATTATCATCGGTAATATAGTTAATATTGTAAAAACTGTTTCATCTTCACCCCAACATTTTATAAGTATTATTATTGTAATTATTAAAAATAATAATGCTAATATTCCACATACAATTAATGATGCTAAATTTGCTGATATTTTTTGATTAATTGCCATTTCCATATAAGCATTTAATGTAGGCATTACATTTTCAGCAGTTGTATTTAAAATCTTTGCTAATTGGTCTACTAAACCACTTGTGCTATTTAATAAATTTTCCATAATTACTTACTCTCCTTTACTATCTTAACTTTACATTTTTTAGATTCTTCATAATTCTTTACTAACTCATTAAATGTTATTTCTACTTCTTCTATTTCTGGTCTTGTCCATACTTCTTCATATCTTGGTTTTAATACTTTTTTTATACTTAATTGTGAATCCTCTCTATTTGTTAAATCTTCGTTATAGTTACAAATAAATATTTGTCTTCCAGTCTCCTTTCCATTTTCTATAATTAAAAATGCTTCTGTCCTTCTACCAAAGAAACTTCCCATTCCTCTTACTGCTTCCTCTCCATTTGCAAATACTACAAGCCATCTTTCTTTTATATCACTTAATTTCATTTTTTCCTCCTTAACTAATTCCAGATTTTTTAAATATGGATTATGTACTGTTCCTTTTTTATCATCCCATTCAACATCAGCACTATGTCCTCCAGCAGTATTAAGACTTATGTATCTAATTATTCCTGTTTTGCCTAACCTTTCTTTATAGCCACCTGCAAATTCATTTTTTAAACTTATTAATTTTATCTTATCTCCTACTTTAAACATTGTTTTTTCCTCTTCTACTAATTCAAATTGTGAGCACATATGCTTATTAAATTGTTTTAAATCACCATAAAAACTAAATTTAATTCCTCTATCACATCTCACTTCATCGTTGATTACTTCATATATTTTATTTATTGTAAAGTAATCATAATAATTTTTCATACATCTTATTTTCATATCTATATCCCCTCTCAATTCTTAATATTTAAATACTTAATAATATCCTGTTTGAAACTTGATATAATTTGGAATATCCATTGTCTTGATACACCTAATTCTACCGCAATTTCACTTTGAGTTTTTTCATTTAAAAAACTAGCAATAACTTTATGTTTGTTTTCATCGTATTTTAATTTTTTAAGTATGTCCATTAAATTTATTTCGCTATAAATAAAATCTACACCATTTTCATATTCATTTTTGCTATCTATATCTAACAAATAATCATAAATTTCATCACTATTTTTTGCTATTTTAGGTTGATTTTTTAATTTTCTTAATTCGTTAATAACCTCACTTCTCATAAATTTATTTGCATAAGTTTTAAATTCAGTTTTTTTATTAACATCAAATGTTTTACTAGCATTAAACAAACCTATTAAACATAATTGTTTTATATCATCGTATTCCATTAAATTATTATATTTTTTGTATAGACACGATGCAATTGTATCAGCATAATCTGTATTTTCATCAAATAACTTATTGCTACACATATATGTTTCACCTCTTATTTCTTTTGTGTGTGTTTTTAGAATGGTAGATCAGCTATATTTGCTTCCTCATATGTTCCATTTTCATCACTTTCAAATTCACTTTGTTTTAATTCAACTATAATATTAAATGATTTATTTCCGTTATATTCATTTATTCCAACGCTTGTAACTTTGTCAATACTAATCTTTTGCTTGTCAACCAATTCAATATTACTGTTAAATAGTGTAACATTTATAAAGCCATTTGCTATCCATTGTTTAGTTTCATTATTAAATGTACTATCACTTATGCTAAATTTCCAATAGTCTACACCTTTTGCACTTGTATATTTCTTAGGTTTAAATATTGTTACTTCTTTTTTAAAATTAATCATTGTTATTCCTTCTTTCTTTCTATAACTTTCTATAATCAGTTTAGAGGGCTTATCCTATTTAAGTGAGTAGTTTTACTATTCTAATATAATAACTGCTCTAGTACAGCCCAGACTAAAATCTGATATACTTATTTAATACTTTTTATTTCTTTTTTTATATCTTCGTAATCTTCAATTGTAATATCGTTTATACTTTGATAGCCTCTCTTTAAAAATACATCACATTTAGCGCTACTATCACCTATTAATTTTGCAAGTTCTACTATTTGGTCTTTTGAGATTGTTTCCACTGCATTTACTTCAGCTTGAATATTATCTGCATATATAACTGTTTCTTCTTCTGTTTCTGGATTAGTTAATACAACTGCTTGATCTATTTTAATTGCTTCTTGCATTTCAGTAGACATAGGTGCATATTTACTAATTAATTCTTTTAAAACTGTCTTTTTTGCCATTCCATCAAAATTTGTAATCCAAACTGCATCATTTTTCCCATATTTAACTGCTGATTTATAAGATTGACTATATTTGTCTCTATGACTTTCTACTTGTTTTATAGTCCAATATGTTGTTTTTAAAAATCCATTTACAAGTTTTAATCCTGCCATATATCCAATTGTTGGCTTATCTATTCTTTCATCATCTGATAACCAATTTATAATAGGGTCTCCTACAAAATCTCTACCTGCATATTCACCCTCTTTGACTTCTCTAACACCTAATTGAACTATTTGACTACTTCTTAAACCTAATTGTATGAATCCTTTGTAACCCATTTGAAATTGAGCTTGTGTACCATAAGGAATCGCATATGCAAAACCAAGATTTTGGTCAAAAGGCAAATTCATACCTACAGCTTTTAAAGCACATCCTAAAACACTATTTCTATCACATTTATTTAATGCTTCATTACTTCCTACCATACTTGCTAAACTTGTAACAAATTGATTTGTTCTATCACCCAACATTTTTTGCAGATAATTTTTTGTTGTATCTTGTGTCAAAAATGAACTCATTGACACTACTGGCTTATTTTCACTCATATTAATTCCCCCTTTTAAAATATTCTATTTATAATTTCAAACAGATAAGTATTATCTATTGTAAAATTTTCATCTTGATTTTTCTTTTCAATAAGTGCATCTAACGCTTGATTAAAATATGCACTATCAACTCCTGCTAATTGGTCTTTAAATGTATTAAAGTCTTTTAAATCTAATTCGTTTAATTGTAATGCCATTTTTAAATATTGACCTGCGTTTATTGTCCAACCTCTGGTTATAAATTTTCTAGTTCTAATAATACTGCAAAGAGGGTATTTACTACCTATATAATATAATTCTTTATTTATAATAGCTTCTAAAGCTCTTGCAGGTAAATTAACTTTGTTATTTTTGTAATCATAACTACATGTACAATGTACAAAATCATAATTTTTGTGTATATCTTCTACATCACCATAAAATCTAATTACCAGTTGAATGTCATCAGACAATGAAATTGCATTAGTAGAAAAATATCTAGGTCTATATTTAGGATTTATAACTTTCTTTTCTTCTACTGTTTCTTCTGTAAATGGGTCTTGCTCAGCCGGTTCTGTATCATCATCTATTCCGTTTTCATTATCTTCTGCTACAATACCTTTACTTTGAATAAATGCTTCTATTCTTCCTGTATCTTCATTAATTTTAATTTCTACTTTTGATTTATCTTTATGAGTATCATTCCAAATATTAGCATAATATCTTGCTACTTTTAAGGCTGAATCTTTAGTTTTAAAATAAATATCATAATCGTTTGGTTTTTCACCATTTAATAGACTAACTATTGCACCACCTGTTACTATTGCATTTTCTTCAATTACTTGTTGAATTAATATACTATCTATATTTTTACACCAATCATCTAATTTAAATCTCAATGATTTAGCAATATTTTTACTATTCATAACATTCTCCCTACTTATTAACCTTTCCATCTACATCTATTATTTCATAGTCTCTTAAAACTTTAATTTTGTTTTCTTCTTTATCATCGCATAATTCAAGTCTTGCATTAACTTCTTCAATTAAATTATCTAATACCTCTAATTTTGATTTTTTTAAATCTCTTATCTCGTTTATTTTATCTTCTGTTTCTTTAGTAAATATTTCATGATATTTACACACACTAATATAGTATTCTTTGTCTTTTTTGCCATATTCTTTTTCTAAATTTTTACCTATTTTTTCAAATATTTTGTAAGCTTTATCTAATTCTTTTGAATTTGCATCTTCACTTTTTGCTAACTCTATTGCAGTATCACACTCTTTTACAATTTCTTTTACCTTATTTTCTCTATAAATATCTAATATCTTCATCTTATTTTCCCCCTTATTAATAAAACTTACTGTTGGTTGTTCACTCCAACTCATAATTGGTATTGATTTAATTTGTTCTAACATATCTTCATAGTTAAAATCTGTTTTTATAACAAGTCTGTCTGGTATTGATTTAATTTCATTGTTTACATTTTCAAACATTTCATCAGTCCAACTCCAAGAATTTCCCTTTATTTCATAATTTCCATTATACAAAATATTTTTTATAGTTGTTGTTTTACCTAACATTTCAAGCATACTAAATGTAAAAGTATCACTACCATATCTTTTACCTGCTTTTAAATCTGTTCTTATTTTAACTGTATCTCCAATTTGATATTTTCCCATTTAATCATCTCCTAACTTCTTATAACTGGTGTCTTAACTATTTCAATTTCAATTCCATCTATCTTTATACTGCCTTTACTTGCTTGTACTAATTTACCTAATATTTTTTCATCTACTGGTCTAATAATCATTCCATTTATACTTACTGGAACCTTGCTATCATCAACTATTTTAATTTTATATGAAGTAGTAAAACTTAAACCTTGCACTTTTTCAACAGTTGGTGCTATATTAGTCTGTAATGTATCAATACTTTGTGCAATATTTTCTAATACTAATGCTTCTATTTCGTTACCATTTTTTCTTTCTTCTTCTGCCTTTTCAAGTTGTTTCATTGCTTCTTCTTCTTGCATTTTTTTAATTCTAAATTCTTCTTCTTTTTTAGCTTTTTCTTGTTGTTGAACATAAACAGTAATTTTAGATTTTAATATTGATTCTGCTTCCTGTAATGGTTCTAAATTTTCTTTTTCTTTTGCGCATAAATCTTTATGAATTTTACTAGCATTATCTTTTAAAGGTTTCCAGTATTCTTCAACTTTTTTACCTTGTCCTTTAATAATTTTAGCAAATTCAGTTGCTTGTCCTAACTGTTCTTGATTAGAAATAATTACTGCATTTGCAGTTTCAACTATTTTGTTATTTTCTTGTTTAATCTCAACTAACTCTTTATTTTCTTCCATTATTTTTCTCCTTTAATATCTTCTATTTTATGTTCTTCTAATTTCCAAGAATGTGATTCTTCATATACTGTTCTTTTGCTTTCTTTTTCTTTTTTATTCATCTTTGTAACGTATCTCTTTGCTTTGCTTTTATCGATAAATACTTTATCTATCCATTCTGAATAATCTTCATAATATTCTCCATTATCTTCTATTACTATATATACGAACATTTTATTTATCCCCTTTCAAATCTTTCTCTAATTTTTCAAGTAAATCACTTATAAGTATAATAGCGATTGCAGTAATCATACCAGTTAAATAAGTATCTCTGCCAATATAATAATATATAGTAATTGCTACAATGGATGATACAAAATACAGTAAACTAATTAATTTACTTCTAAATTTAGATTCGTATTTAATTTTCATTTTAATTCACCCCCACTAATACATTTTTTCTACCAGTTTTAATTGCATATACAATTGCTGTTTTATTTGTATATCCTTTTTCTAGTGCTATTCTTAAATTAACTGGTGCTTTATCTTTCTTTTTGCCATTACAAGTTTCACATAATACTTGATAATTATTTATTACATCTAGTCCACCTTTTGATTTTGGATATATATGATCTTTCGTAAGTCTAATTGCTTGTCCTATTTTGTTTGTACCGTATACATTTAAATGCCATTTATATTGACAATTATATTCAAGTTGTACATATTCGGCTTTTAAGCCACAATTTTTACAAGCAAAACCATGTTCAATAAAGTTTAAATATCTATCATCTTTTGTCATAACTTTATGACTTTTAATAAATATATAATTATTTTTATTGTTATAAACTTCTTTTATAGTTTCTAAAGGTAATTTATAAACTTTTTTCATTTGTTTCACCTCATTTCTATATAATTTTTAATTGTTAAACATGCTAGAAATATATTGAATTTGTCCTTTAATTCTACAAAATTGTGTGTTGCATCTTTTTTTAAATGTAATACAAATAATTTATCTATTTTATAGTTATTGCTTTCTAAAGCTTTTTTATATCCACTCGTTTGTACTGATACATAATTTATATTTAATTGTGCTGTTGTTTTTGTATCTATTAGAAATGTGAAACATTTTCCTGTATTTTTTTCTACTACATAAACTATCATATCTACTGTGCCACTATACCATAATGTTTTGTTATACGTTCTAACTTCGCTTTCAATTTCTGTTATTTCATAATCTCTCTCAAATTCTTCTAACCATTTTTTATATGCTTCAAAATAACCTTTATATTCATCTCTTATATTTGCAAATTTATATTTGTTATAAAATTCTATTGCTTGATGCACTTCTGTACCTTTCTTTTTTGCATTGTCTAAAACATTTTCTGATACAGTTTCATATTCTACTTTGCTTAAAGGTTCTAAAATATCACTGACACAAGGAATTATTAAACCATCTAATTTATATTCGTGTTTTTCTTCGTTAAATTCTAAATTAGACATTTTCTAAAATCCTCCTAAATTTTTTAATTATCTTTGATTCTTCTTTAATAGATTTCTTATTCCAATTTGGTATAAGTTCTAATTGTAACTGTTTATTTTTAGTTATTCTTCTCATTAATTTAAAAGCATCAGCACAAGGTGTATTGCTTTTATTTTTAAAATCTTTTTTTTCTTTACAATATTCACATATATTATAAGTAAAACATTGTGCATTGTTTAATTCAATTGACTTTCTATTTAATTCTATTTGCATATCTTTCTTATTATTAATATTTATATCTTTCCTATTTTCATTAAAAACTCTCTTAAGTGAATGTACTTGTTGTTTTGTTTTTAAAACACAATTTTTATTATTTTTATTAACCATTAGTTTTCATCTCCATATCCTATAATATCTTTTAAATATCTACCCTCTATAAATTCATCTATGTAATTAATTTCTTCAGCTTTATAATTTTTTCTTAATAATTCTTTAAAATGTTCTTGTATATGTTTTTTGCAACTATCACAAAATTTGTTTTCTTCTGGTATCATTTTAGTTTGACAATAACTACATTCTTTTGTCTCAATAAAACAGTTTTCATCTCCACATTTATTACAAATTTCAAATTCATTGTCAAATTCATCTTTTAATACTGGTTTTATTTCTACTTCTGATTTACAAGTTTCACATCTAAACATATAATCATCTCCTTTTTAAAATGCTTTCGTTAATCTGACTATCTTGTGACAGTTATCAGTAGCAATTTGTACTAGTTCTTTACCTAATTTATCTAAATGTTTTAAATCTGCTTTATATTTTAAAAGTATTTCACTATCTTTCAATTTAACTCACTCCTTTCAACTTTCTTTTATCACCATAAAATTTTGTATTGTTTGATTTATAATTTCTTATTACTTGTGGATCAAATCTTTTACCTTTTTTTCCTACTGGAATAAACGGAATTACTGTTCCTGCTAACGAATATCTAACTGTATTACAACTAACTTCTAATATTTGTGCTACTTCGTTAATTTTCATTAAAGGTTCTTCTAAATCTTTTGGTATCGCCATAATTTTTATGCTCCTTTCTCTAAACAGTAAACTGTTACTTTTCTTTGTGTTGTTTTATCATATTTAGTTCCATTTTCTTTAACTTTACCTTTTGCTTTTAGTTCTGTAATTCTAGGTGCTACTGAGTTGCGTTCTTTAAACCATAGTTTTTTCATTATCTCTCTTGCAGTAAGTCCATTAGGATATTTTTTTAATTGATTTATTATAAGTATGTATCTTTGCTTTTTACTTGTTTTAAATAAACTTTCAATTCTTGTATTCATTCTTATCAACTCCTTTATAATATTAAATATAATTTAATTATCCGCTAACCTTAGCTGAAACTATTAAAAAAATGGATGCTCCTATCGATGCACAAAGTATCAATATAACCAATCCACTTATTAATATTATTTTTAACATTCTAATCACCTCTTTCGTATTTTTGTTTCAATTCACAACTTGATGTTTTTATTCACAAACATAGTTTATAACATAATATTTTTTTTGTCAATACTTTTTGTGAATTTTTTCTCATTTTGTTCAAATTTGATGTTTTAGTTCACAAAATAGTGTCATTTTGTTGACATTTTTGTATTTTTTGTAATTAATTACCATTTTTTAATGTTTTTTATGTGTTATTTTTGATAATTTGTTGATTTTACTCACAAATTATGTTATACTAATAAAAGTAAATGGAGGTGTTAAACTTGTTTAACAAAGAAAAATTTTCTGAATTATTAATAAAAATAGTAAAAACTTATGATACGAAGACTGAGTTTTCTAAAGTATCTAATACAGATAGAACATACATATCTAAGTTTATTCGTATGAATTTAAATAATCCTCCAAGTCCTTCTATATTAAAGAGAATTGCTGAACATTCAAATGGAATAACTACTTATGAAGAATTAATGATGATATGTGGACATATTGAAAATAGTTCAGAAAAAACACAAGAAGAAAAAATTGATGAAATATATAATAGAAGTAAAAACTCTGTTATGTTAAAAGATACTTTTTATGATATTTCGAGAGAGGACGAAATGCTTTTAAAACAGATGATAAAGCGAATGTTGGAGAAAAGAGCAAAATAAAATTGTCATCTTTTGTCGAAATTTATAAAATTATTTGAAATATATTGAATATTTTATTGAATGTGATAAAATCTAATTAGGTGATTTAAATGAAAGAATTATATTATTTTGCAAAAATGCACAATATAAAAATTGAATACTTATATCTTAACAGTATTAATAGCATTTATATTGAAAATGCAAATAACTATTTTATATTTTTGAATATAAATATTAATGATACTGAATTAGAAAAGTCTGCCTTAAAACGACAAATTCTTAATCATTGTAAATTACATCATTCAAAAATTAAGTTTAAATTAAATAATTGTTTAGATACAAATACTAAATTTGAAATATCACAAGAAATAGGAATTTTTTAGAAAGGAAGTGAATTTATGAAAAAATGTAAATATTGTCAAACTGAAATTGATGATAAAGCAACAATATGTCCAACTTGTACAAAGCCACAAAGCAATAAATTAAAAAATATAATTGGTATAAGTATAGGTCTTGTATTAGTAATGGCAATAATTTTAAGTGGAATGGATAATACTTTACCAAATAATACTGTAAAAGAAACTAACAACTTGCAGAATACAAATAATGTTGTTATAGATCCAAAAGGAGAAACCATAACATTATCTACTGGAGAATATATAGCGGGTAAAGATATTAAATTAGGTAAGTATGATTTAATAGCACAAAGTGGTAATGGAAACATTAGCGTTAAAAGTTCATATAATTTAAAAGTTAATGAAATGTTTGGAATTGGAATTGAAGGATATGATCAATTTTATACAAAAACCTTTAATAATTTAAAATTGGAGAATAATGATACAATAAGTATATCTGGAACTGTATCAATACTATTTCAAGCAAAATAATTTACAAACGATAAAATATTAAGCACTATTTATAGTAGTGCTTTTATCAGACCTAATTTGAAAGAATGGTGAATTTTATGGCAGGAACTTTTGAAAAAAGAGGAAAAAAATGGCATTTGCAATATATGTATAAGGGTAAACGATATAGCAAAACAATAGAAATTGAAAAATATAAAGATGAAGATGATGAAAAAAATAAAGCTAAACGATTATTAGATAGATTTACAATTGAAGTTGAAGATAATTATAAACAGGAAGAACAGATAAAATTAGAATTTGATAATTTTTCGGATGAATGGATGGAAAAATATGTTGAAAAAAATTTAAGTCCTTTAACAATTGAATTTTATAAAAGACTAGTAAACGGTAGATTAAAAAAATATTTTGGATATAAAGATATATCTAATATAAGAAGAATAGATGTTATTAATTTTTTAGATAATTTTAGTGGTGAATTGAGCCAACAAACACTTAAAAAATATAGAAATTGTTTAGTTACTATGTTTAACTATGCTATTGAAAGAGAGTATTTGCAATTTAATCCAGCTGAAAATGTAAAATTACCAAAAGGTAGAGAAAATAAAGTAGAAACTAATATATACAATTATCAACAATTAATGGAATTATTTAATTCACTTGAAAAAGAAGAAGAAAGTAGAAAAATATTTATATATATAGTTATGTTTACTGGTATGAGGAGAGAAGAATGTTGCCCTTTATTAGATACAGACATTGATTATAAACATAATCAAATAAATATAAATAAAGCAATGGTATATACAAAAGAAAAAGGAATAATTATAGGTAAACCAAAAAACAAATCTTCAATTAGAAAAGTTGATATTCCAAACATATTATCTGATATTTTAAAAGACTATACCAAAAGATATATCAATGAGCATAGATTATTCCCTTTTACTCCAACCGGAATTACTAATTGGTTTAAAGATTTTAGAGATAGAGAAAATAGAATATATAAAAAAGATCAAATAAAAAATGGAATTACTGATATAAATAAACATATAAAATTTCCTAGAATAACATTGCACGGTTTACGACATAGTTATGCAACTTATTTATTAAATCAAACAAATGACCTAAATGCTATATCTACATTACTTGGACATTCTAATACATATATAACAAGTAAAATATATATTGAAAAGTCTTATGAAAATACAAAAAAAGTAGTAAAAGCATTTGATAAATAATATCTTGTGGTAATTTTGTGGTAATGTTTTAATAAACCATTGAATAATTTGAACATTTTGAATATTTAAGGTAATAAAAAAGATACCAAGCAAAATTCACAAATTGCTTGGTATCAGTGTTTTCAATGGTGGGAATGATCGGAATCGAACCGATACGGGATTTAACTCCCGCAGGATTTTAAGTCCTGTGCGTCTGCCAGTTCCGCCACAATCCCATCGACATATATATTATATCATTATTTTCTAAAATGTCAATATTATTTACGAAATTTAATAAAAAAAATTAGGAAGTTTATTTATACTTCCTAATCAAAGTTTTAAAATCAAATTATATTTTATTTTGCTTTAGCTTTATTCTTCTTTAATTTAATACCATCAATCATATACCATAGTGATGAGGCTATAAATATTGATGAATATGATCCAGCAAGTAAACCTATAGTAAGTGGAAGAGCAAATTCTTTCAATACTTGTTGGTCATATATTTGTGCAAATACTAATACTACAACTATTGATAATAGTACAGTAAATGCTGTGTTAATTGTTCTTGCCATTGTTTGATTTAAACTAGTATTAATTGTATCTGCTAAATCTGTAGATTTAGTAATCTTTCTTTTATTTTCTCTTATTCTATCATAAACTATTATTGTATCGTTTATAGAGTAACCAATTATAGTAAGTAGCACAGCTACAAATGTAGAATTTATAGGTAATTTGAAAATTCCATAGAATGCAATTATTACAAGAACGTCATGTGCTAATGCTGCTAAAGCAGTTAGTGCTGCTACAAAACCTAAAGTTCTAAATCTAATTGCTACATATAGTAGTATAAATACCATTGAAACTATTATTGCAAGTATTGATGAATCAATTAAATTCTTACCAAAAGATGGTTGTATATTTTTTGTTGTTGGCTCATCCATATTAGGAAATTTTTCTTTTAAACTTTCTACAATCTTTGTAGATTGTTCTTCAGAAATTACATCAGTAGTAATAGAAACTGAGGATTGACCACTTGACATTTTTTGTACTAAAGGTTTTGTACCTATAATATCATTAACTATATTTTCTATTTCGTTATTATCAAATTCAGCTTTTAAGTCTGCTTGTATTTTTGTACCACCCATAAAATCTATATCAAATTTAAATCCAGTAACAAGTCCATAACCAACACCTGATATAATTACAATAAGTGATATTGCTATCCAAAAATATCTATATTTTAAAAAGTTCAT